GCCTTGAGGGCCTCTTTTTCCCTGCCCTACATTTTCACTCCGCACACCGTCAACGATCACCTGTTTGCGGACGGAGCCCTGCTGTGTCAGCGGATCGTTGATGTGATTCCCCGTCATCTCAGGAAATCGGCCCTGCTTCTCCTGACGTCGCAGGAACGCAAGGTCACGCTCCAAACCTACCTAGGAATGGTCCCATTCTGCCGGTCTATCAAGGAAACTCACGATACACACGATAAGTATCCTGAAAACACGTGTCTACTGTTGGAGGACAGTGCACAGATGTTCACATTCTGGGAGTCGGGGGATATCGTGAGGCACTTAATTGGAGTCGGACGAGCCGCTTACAGCAAGTTCTGGACCAAGAGCCTCGACGAGAAACTCGCGTAATACAGCGGTCTTGGGAGGACCAATATATTCAAACGTCCTGGAGGAGGTCTTGAGCTTGTAGGCAGGATACGAGTCCACCTTGAACTCGGCACACCGCTTGTCGGACTCGCAGTTCACATGCTTGATAGTCACTGTCTTTCCGCCATAGGTCCGGTCTTTCATGATCTCTTCCAGGCTGCGGACAATCGGCTGTGCCTCTTCAGAATAGGGACACCATTTCGTATAGAAGAAGTAGAGGTAGGCTTTATCGTCTGGTATCCCGATCTCGGGGACGTCCTGGACAATCATGCGGCTGGCAGGGGGGTATCCTCGAAACACCCAGTACAGACCTACAAAGACGAGAAGAGTAATGAGCGTCACGCCGCTGGCAATGAGCCCTGACTTTAGAGTGTCCATTCTTACTTTACTTATTAGGATAGAGAACAGACGTTATTTTGCGTTCACGAGCGTACCATTCGCGATACGCTTGATGCTGAGGAGAACCAGACGCCAGGGACCACATGATTGCATGTGCTTGACGCTCGGGTTCACCCAGTTTGGGCTTGACAGTATACCACACGCCGTTATACCGGAACATTCTTACTTATTAAGGCGGGTTGGCTGTAAAGGTTGTTTACAGGCGGGCGGGAAAACCAACTAAATTGGCACCAATACCGAATCCGGCACCCGTGCGGGCAGACGAGCCGACCGAGGGGGCGTAGATGTCGAGGATGGCGAACACAGCCAGGGCCGTCAGGGCAATGGTCCCAATCTCGTCGACGCGGAGCTTCTTGCCCGGGAGCAGGTAGCACGCGACGGCGACGGCGAGGCCCTCCAGGGCGTACTTCACGAGGCGCTTGACGAGGTCGGCGATATCAATGCCAACAGACGGGGCGGGGGCAGCCTTGGCAGAAGGGTCAGACATTTGTTTATACTTGTGTAAGGAGAAATTTTCCGCGGTTTAGTCATCTGTGTATGCGAACAGTGTGAGAGAGACCAGACTCATCAGAATAGCTAACCACCGCAGTCCCTTGATTGACTCCCCAAAGACAAAGATACCTGACAGTGTGACAATCACGTCGCTCGACAGATTCCAGATGAGATTGGTTGCTGTCATGTTCTCGTAGTTCATGGCCTTGACGAAGATATAAGGTTGAAGTGAATAGGCGAGTGTGGCAACCGTGAGACCCACACTGTACGGAATGGTTCCCAGGTGTATAAATTTACATGCAAACATCATCAAGACGTCCAGCCCCGCCATGACAAGGCCAAATACAAGTGGAAGAAACGAAAAGCTCCCTGCCTTCCAGTTGATTTTTGAGATGACGGTGTCGATCCTATCCTTGATGAGGACCATTGTCTACGTCTGCGACTTTACTTGCGAGCAACGAGCTTCCAGACCATCTTGTGCGTGAGCATCCAGGCAAGGCCGAACACCGCGGCGTGGGTGAGGTTCACCGTCATGGTAGATGCTCCGGGGGGCAGGCGGACGAGGACACCAGGGGTCAGCAGGTAAAAGAGAGCAGCAGCGTACAGGGCCATCCACCACATTTTGTTGTTTGTATACTCCTGCGGGAAAAAAGCATTTTAACGTGTAGAGGGGGAAAGTATAAATGAGCTCTCGGCAGAAGGTTGAGCTCCCTGTGCGTGATGGCGATGAGGTCATTGATTACCTCGACGAGGACCCCGAGCTCCCCAACCAGCGTTACTGCATTGTGTCCTTCATCTCGCCCGAGAAGGTCATTGAGCGGAAGCAGGAGTTCTTTTTCAAGAAGTTCCTACAGTGGACGGACTACGACTTCAAGGTGAAGGGCCTGGAGCACCTTGCCGATTTCCTCGCCAAGAAGTACTCGCTCAAGATCGACGATGTGATGAAGGATATTCACGCCTTTGAGAAGACGCATCGCGAGGAGATGAAGAAGTCGGACGTCCCCGAGCAGTACCAGGTGTTTCTCCTGAAGCACGAAAAGGAGGTCCAGGAGGCATTTGACAAGGCTAACAACTTCCAGTGCAATATCCGCGGCGTCAAGGTCCGCCGTGCCTTCCCGTCGTATGAGGAGGCACAGATGTGGTGCAAGGTTCTACAGCGGAAGTATCCGAAGGATAATCTGATGATCGGCCGCATGGGTTGCTGGCTGCCGTGGGAGCCGTCCGAGCACCTCATGGAGAACGTGGAGTACGCGAACTCGCAGCTGAATGAGATTATGCGGAAGTACAAGGAGAACGAGGCCAACCGCGAGCTCTTCTTTGCGGAGGAGCGTGAGGGTGCGATCAAGGCCCAGCAGGAGGAGAATGCTAAGCGCCGGGCAGAGCAGGCTCAGCTGAAGGCTCTGGAGGCCCCTGTTCACCCGGCGGAGGGTGGAATGCGGGAGTAGAGAGTGATCAACCGTGTTTTTCCTTTCGCACCCATACAGATGGTCCTTTACGCTGAGATGCCAGTTCCGAGTTGTAATCGTTAGCTGCTAGCATAGTGGACATGAACGGCTTGTTATCGACCCACAGGGAATCCGCACACATATGGAACTGGGGGTGGTCGCTGGCCTTATACCAAAACACCTGGTCTTCTAATTTGTTCGAGCTCGACGAATTACAGATCACGAGGCATTCATAGTTCTCTGTGCACTGGTCCATGAACTGACAGAACATCTCGAAGGAGGGAAACATACCTGCATAATTCTCGTAGATACGCCGGCGATTACCCAAGATGTTTTCACGGAGAATGAAGACGAAATCAACGTTCGTGCGGAGGTTAGGAGTAATACCGAGGGGGTACTGCATGGTGATCATTGTAGACAGATCGACGTGACGACCGTTCATGAACACGTATCGGGTAGACTCTTCTTTGATCCAGGATGCATCATAGAGACAGTCATCGAGAATCAAGAACGCACGGGGGTCTACATTTGATCCACCTCCACCTGCTCCACGCTGCTGTTTCAAAGCAAGTTGACGACGAATGACGTTCATGATAATTTCAGGTTTGTACTTGTCATGAATGAGTTTGGAAGGAACCATATCCTGGAAAAAGCGGTTGGCCACCTCTGTTCCCGAAATCACGGTTCCGATCGGGAACGCATCCTGATTATGAAACAGAATATCGCGAACCAAGAAAGATTTGCCCGTATCTTTCTTCCCGATAATGACGATCATGGGAGACTTGTGCGAATCAATCGCACATCTATCTTTGATCATGCCCATATTGAATTGACGAATGTTGAAATTCATCTCCTTCCTTAGTATTTTCACACGAGTAAATAATGACGAAAAATACCCACGCATACACAGTCCACGCGATCCATCTGACGACGGGAGACGCTGTTCGTGTCACGGGAAATATTGCGATATATTCAATCATATACACCGTTGCGGGTGCCTTTCTTTCGTATGTTCTGTATTACCTGTTTGACGAATACAACGAGGCATGGGAATCTCGTAGTCTAGGGTACCAGCTCTTTGATGTGTCGGCCGAAGTGAGTATAATTGGAGTGGTCGCATTCTGGCTCGTCTACTTGATGAATGTATCGGTCCCACTCATCCCGGTTCGGAAGGGGCTGGAAGATTTTGTAGATTCGTATACGGCCGGCCTGTTCTTCATGTTCGCCATCTTCATTTTCCTGGGAGATCTCACGAAGAAGCTGACGTACATGTTTGATACGTTCGTGGGGTCGCACTTCGACCGAGTGTTCCCAGACGAGGGCTCGCTGTTGGATGGGACGCTGCGGTACAGCATGAAGCAAAAAGCAGGGAAGTAAACATAACGGGAATGCCAAAGCCAACACCCGACTTACGAACATCCAACGTCCAATTGGATGTTCAGAAGTGGTCCAATCTCCAGGGGCTCCAGGAACAGGCACAGAAACACTGGGGTCTTCGCCGCATCCAGCCTTACTTTCCATCTATCCAGAAACTGTTCAAGCTGGAGAATGTGAGGATGCCCTACCATTACGGCCTGAAACTCCGTGCACCGATCCAGACGATTGGAGCAGACACGATCTATGCTGCTGGAAAGGAGGCCACTGTGCACCTCAAGAAGACGATGCTGTATTCTCCTTACCGTGTGATGCACGGCGAGTATGCCGGAACGGGCCTTCCAAATACCGACGACGTATCAGCCGAACCCCTGCGGATCCAGAGCCCTTATAATGCCGCATACGTGGGATCCTTGGCCTCTCTTATTTTATCCGAATCGGAGTGCCAGCATTTCCCTGCAGTGTATGGGGTCTTTTCCGGGATTGCTGAAAGGCACGTTCTAGATATTTCGGACGATTACGAGGATCTGTGCGATCGCCCTTGGTTCTCTCAGAATATCGGACACTTCTTTGATCTCCGTCTACGCAAGCCCGAGGTCCCCGTTCTCCAGTTTGC